GGGGGGGGTAGTACCCCCTGGCCTATTTTTGACCCGGGGGGAGGGTATGTATACTACCCCTCAAAAATTCTCAGCAAATTTCAAGCAAAATTTAACCTCCTGACAGACACGTATTACATATTGTATTATACGTGTTTGTCGGGGCAAAATCCGCAAACGCAGTTGTATGTAAGCGAAAAGCCGATTTTGGCATGCACTGTTTTCGGTGCATTTTTTCAGAAATTTGCACTGTTTTCAGTGCATCGACGAGGTGATTAAATATGGGCAGTTTTTATAAAAGGCAAAGCATTGCAGAGGATGGCGAAATAGTAAAAGAGAGTGTAAAGAAGTTGTACAACCCATTCAAGGAAGGGAAGGGGTACAATTTCAGGTATAAATCACTGAATGTCAGGAGCTATCTTGATATACCTCTGCCGGAGTGCTTCACCGATTCCGAAGTGGGGAAAATTTACCGCCTCACAAGGTATATATACTCAAGTTCCAATATGTTGGCGTATCGAAGCGGCGGGAGGGTATACCCTCTTACTAAAGAGGATATACGGAAAATAGTTGTGCTTCATCGTAATAACTTCAATCCATTCTGGAACAAAGTGCTGGCTAACAAGGTAATCAAGCCTATTGTTATTGACGGCATGGAATATTTCTGTTTCAATCCGTTGTATTTCAACTCAACGCAGTACATGCCGTTATATTTATTTATAGCCTTTCAGGACGAACTCAGGGAGCATTTGCCAGAATGGGTTATTGAAAAATACCTTGATATGCAGGAAGAAACACAGCAGGAAAGCCAAACAGATCAAGGAGGCGCAAAGCATTGATAAAAGTTACATGTAGAGTTGAAACATACGATGAACCGGCAAAATCATCAATTACGGTAAACAGCCATTGGAATGACAACGACATGGTTGAAATTATCATTGGTGAAGAAAAGAGAACTGTGCTCAAAAAGATTTGATTGCAGCAGTTCAAAATTGCACGAACACAGCTAAATTTTAGCAGACTGACAGCCAAACGGCTTCAGATAAATTAATGCGACGAAAGGAAGTTAAAGAAATGAAAAAATTGGAACATGATTTACTGACATCAAAGTACACAGAAGTATGGCACGAAGAACCAGCGGAAATGAAGTACAATGCACCACATCATTTTCAAGTAAGACCATCAGGGGATTCTCTTGAAATTCTTGGGGAGGTTGATTTCCAAGAAGGACCCATTAAAGAGTGCGGTGTAAATGGCGTAATGAACGAGGACTTAATTGCGATGGTTATTACGAGGTTGGAACATTTTCAAAAGTCTCAATTTGCTTGCCGTGAAAATGCCCTTGCCATAACCAAGCTCGAAGAAGCTTTACTGTGGCTCAGGAAGCGGACCATGGGCAGAGAAAATCGTGGAATTGAAGGTACACATAAGCTTTAACTAATTTTTCACCCCAACCGCAGCCTAAAAGTTCGGTTTAATGTGAAGTATGCTTCTGGCGGTATGGGGATTTATAGGAGGATGTATGAACGCTGATTATGTCAAACTGGCACAAATCGCATACGACACAGTAATACAGACCATGCAAGAAGGTGAAAAATCACACCCTAATGACGACTGGCAAAATGTTGACATCATGGAGCATTTTCGACATGCTATCGACCACCTGGCAAGTTGGGAACTTGAAGAAAACGACGAAGATCATCTGGCACATGCAATTACACGGCTGATAATGATAAGGTATCTGGAGGCCAACAATGAAAATGTTTAAAAGGTTATTCTGTAAACATGAATTTAAGACCATAACAAACCTATATGGCGACGCAATTAACCGCTTTAATGCGAGAAGTATTGCACAGTGCATCCATTGTGGCAAGGCGGTGTTCAGTGGTAGACTTGACCCGAATTGCAAGAAGGTTAATGCGTATTGGGAGGTCAACAATGAATAGACCACGTGGCAGACCAATAAACGAAAAGACCATGCTTAAAAACGGCAAATGCCGCTTCTTCCGTCCCAATGCGGACGGATTTTGCATGTATTACGCCGGAAACAAGAAGAACCTTGAAAGCTGCTACAGCAAGTGCCTCAAAAGAGGGTGATATGACATGATTGTTAAGACATCAAAAGGATATCAGGTGAAGTCTGAAAGCGGCAAGAACCTGTCAAAGCCGAACCTGACAAAAGAAGAAGCCTTGCGCAGACTTTTCCAGGTCGAATGGTTCAAGCGACACGCAAAGCGGTGATGATATGAATGCCATAGAAAAGCGAAAACAAGAACTGATGCAGCAACTTATTCTTGGGGATGCCGCTAATTATTACTCAAAATATGTTGAATTCGTGCATAGATACAACAAAGAATTTAAAATAGCGTTGTTTCAACAGTATATTTGCGATAGAATAGACGATTTAATAAACGGCAGACTAAAGAACGAAAGCGGCAGGGAATACGAAGGCATAACAATATCAATTCCACCGCAACATGGAAAGTCGTTATGTGTTACTGAGACTTTACCGAGTTATTACCTTGGCAGATTTCCTTTCCGACATGTTATAAGCATAGCCTACGGCGAGGATTTGGCAGTCAAGTTCGGGCGCAGGAACAAACAAAAAATCGTTGAGTTCGGCAAAGACTTGTTCGGCATAGAATTGTCCAGTACCTCATCGTCCGCGTTGGAATTTGAGATTGAAAACACTAATGGCGGCATGATTTCCCGAGGTATCGGCGGTGCGATCACAGGTAACCCCGCAGATTTGATTATTCTTGACGACCCGTACAAGAACCGTCAGGAGGCAGACAGCCCCATTTATCAGAAATTCGTCATTGACGAGTGGCTGAACACCATACAAACCCGTGCATCAGCGAAATGCAAATATATCGTCGTGCATACCCGATGGAATGAGGATGATTTGATAGGCTACTTGCTTCAAACCGAGCCTGACAAGTGGTTTGAGATACGCTTTCCTGCCATAGCAGAGGCTGACGAACCCGAAATCGGCAGAAAAGCCGGGGAAGCGTTATTGCCGGAGGCGGGCAAAGACATAAACTGGTTGATAAACAAGAAAAAATCCTACGAAAACGACCCTATGGAAGGCGGTTTAAGAGCTTGGAACGCGCTTTATCAGCAAAGGCCGACCTCCAAGGAAGGCAACATGGTTAAAAGGGAGTGGTGGAAACGCTTCACATTGACCTTGGAGATGCAAAAACCCGGCTTTTGGCCTGTGAAAGTGCAATCCTGGGACTGTTCATTCAAAGATACGGACGGCACAGACCCGGTTGCCGGTCATGTTTGGGCGAAATCGGGGGCGAATTACTACCTCATCGACCACAAAGGCGGCAGAATGGACATTGTCAAAACGATGGACAATATCAATGAGTGGAACAGCAAGCACCCTGATGCAATTGCAAAGCTTATCGAGGACAAAGCCAACGGTCCAGCGGTCATTCGCATCATGCGAGACAAGGTAAGCGGCTTGATCCCCATCAAGGCGACAAAGAGCAAGGCCGAACGCCTTAACGCCGTACTGCCATTATGGGAGGCCGGTAACGTATACATACCTGATAAAATCGAGGTATCGCCCGGGGTGTTCGTAAAATGCGAATGGGCGCAGCAAATCATCGAACAGTTTGCTGCTTTTCGGCCAGAGAAGAAGGTCCAACGTGATGATGAAGTTGACGCAGGCAGTCAGGCGTTGAACTGGCTTTACTTCCGACCTGCCAATTTCCCTGTAAAGCCCAAAAAAGACGCCTTCAATTGGGATAAAGACGACAACGAAGATTCCTACTTTGGCGGGGCGCCAACAGAAGATTATTTGAATTATGGAGGGTGAGAGGAGGATAAAGAGGGGTTATGAAAACACCAGAGGGTTGCGTTATGGTGATAACAGATATTCCTTTTATAGCTAAAATGCGGAGGGTATTATATGATTGTAAAAGAGTTAATAGAAATTCTTTCAAAGGTGGATAGGAACGTTGAAGTAAAGTGCAGATGGGATGGATACGATTGGGATGTCGATGGTATTTATATGGACGATGGAATTCTAGTTATCGACAGCGAAGACAATTGGTACGCTCCTGCTGAAATGTTATACAAAGGAGGGAGTACAGAATCATGCTAACAGCCATACTCAGCACTATCATCGGCACAGCGCTTTTTTTATGCGCATATCTCGGTTTTCGCACAGGTTTGCGGCTCGGCATGAATGTGGCAAAAGGGCAGATGCCGCCGCCCGTGAAAACACCTGTTGAAGTCGTGCACGAAATCATCGACAAAAAGGAAACCGAGAAAGCCAACAAGGACATTATGGACGAGCTCAACGCATTGATGAATTACACTGGCGACGATCTGAATAAATAGGCGGTGAGAACATGGATGGATACACAAAGGCGTGGGAGCGCTACCAAAGGGGCAAAAACTATCAGACAAAGATAAGCCTGTTATCCAAAACCGACAAGAACGAACGCTTTTACTCAAATGACCAGTGGCGTGGGATAAAGGTCAATAAACTGCCTACGCCGATATTGAATGTCACGAAGCGTATCGTGGATTGGAAAGTATCACAGGTCATGAGCGACCTCATAAAGATGCGGTTTACTGCCGAGGGCATATCGGATATTGCAGAGGATGAAAGAAGCACACAGTATCGCGAAATCGCAAGCCTTTTTACTGAGTATTCCGACACCTTATGGGAACATCTGAAAATGGATACAATGAACGAAAAAGGCTTGCTCAAGGCGGCTATCGGCTGCTCGATGGTGTCGTATTGGTACTGGTATGACAAGATTGACAACGGTGACGGGCAGATGGGTAATATCATGGGTGAGCTGGTGAATGCCTGCAACTATTTCCCTGGCGACCCGAACAATCCCGAAATCAATAATACATACGAGCCTGTGCAGCCATATATCGTCCTGTCGTTCCGTCGGAATGTTGAAGATGTGCGGCTTGAAGCGAAGGAAAACGGCGTGCCCGAGAGGGAAAGAGAACACATTGCATCGGATGACGATACCGACAATCAGGCAGGCGACAGGGCAAAGACCGAGCTGGAGGGTGGCGACGGTAAATGTACCGTCCTGCTTCATATGTGGCGTGAGCTCGTTGAGGAATTTGATGAGGTCGAGCAGGAAGTCATTGATCCAGTGACGGGCATGACCTTTATAGAAAACGTTAAGGTGTCCAGGGGTAAACGCTGGCACATATTCGCAGAAAAGTCCACCAAGAGCGTTGTTATTCGTAAAAAGTGGGACACGGGGCTTCATCGTTACCCTGTCGCACTGATGAACTGGTATGAACGTGAAGGCGATGCATACGGCGAAGCAGAAGCAACGTCGCTTATCCCGAACAATATCATGATAAATCAGCAGGCCGCGATGATTGCGCTATGGATAAAGCTGCACGGATTCCCAAAGGTTATTTACGATAGCACAAGGATAAGCGGATGGACGAACGAATTCTCGAAAGCCATCCCTGTCAATGGCGGTGATGGCGGCGTCGCCAGTGCGGCCCAGTATATGCAGCCTGCGCAGATATCTGCGGCTGTAATGCAGTTCATGCAGTGGTTCATGCAGACCACTAAGGATATGGCAGGCGCGAATGAATCTGCGCTCGGTGAAGCAAATCCGACGAATACATCAGCTATCATCGTCAACAGCAAAAACGCTGTTGTTCCACTGTCAAGTATCAAGCGCAGGTTTTATCAGTATGTCGAGGACATCGGCCTGATATGGCTCGATTTCTTTACAAGTAAGTATATTGACTATCCTGTGCGCAATCTGACGATACAGCGCGAAGGCAAAACCGTGATCGAGCAGATCGATACATCGCTCCTGAAGGATATCAAACTGAGACTGAAAATCGATGTCGGTCCATCCAACATGTGGAGCGAAGCCGCAGAGATACAGACGCTTGATAATCTGCTGCAGCAACAAATGATATCCTTTATCGAGTATCTTGAACTGCAGCCCGACGGAGTTGTCCCGGGACGAGACAAGCTGCTTGAAGCACGCAAATCAGCAGAGACACAGCAGAGAGCGGCAGATCAGGAATTGCTGCATACACTCATGTCGCAGTATGAGGCGCAGCTGCCTCCCGAGGTACAGAAGAAGCTCGCCGAACTGCGGCAGAATCAGCCCGATCAGTATGAAGCGACGGTCAAGCAGATGATACGCGAGAATCCGAGACCATACGCCTATAACGTGGAAGGAGGTGGTGTGGCGTGAAATGTGATACTTGCGGCGGCAAGATGATGATTGCTGGAAGCCGATTTGTGAGCGAAGAAGATTCAACCGATGTGTTTCAGGAACTAAAAATGGTTTGTATCAACCCAAAATGCGACGATTTCGCAGGGCTTGATTTGAGCAATGCAACGAAGTTTAAGACAGAAAGAAGAAAAGTCAACTAGCGTCCGAAAGGGCGCTTTCTTATGCCCTTTTACTTGTTTTCAGGCTAGTGAAAACACGGAAAATTTAACAGCCCACCACGGCTTAAAACTGAGGAGGTTTTATCATGCCAGAAGATTTGATTCTCAACGATGATGTTATTCTGCCGGATGATGATGCTGCGACGGCAGGCGGCGAAGGACAGCAGAATTCTTCCGAACCGGCGGCAGATACGGGTAACGCCACCCTGGAAGGACAGGCGGCAACTCAGGAGACACCACAGGAAACGGCACAGGAAAAACAGGAAAGGCTTTTCAAACAGTCTGAACTTGACGCAATCATCAAGGACAGATTGACGAGGGAAAAGCAAAGATACGAGGCCGAACTGAAAAAACACCCGGTACTTTCCTATCTCGAGGAAAAGGCGCAGAAGCTGGGGATATCCGTGGAACAACTCATTGAGAATGACCGCAAATGGGAAGAACAGCAGAAACTCAATGAACTTATCCAGCAGAACATCCCGCCAGAATTCGCGCAGAAGCTTCTTGAACATGACAAAATCGTGCAGGAATACCAGACGGAGAAACAGATAAGGGAGCAGCAGGAAAAGGAACAGAAAATGTACCTTGAATTCCTGGAAGCTTACCCTGATGTGAAGCCCGAAGATGTTCCCGCTGAAGTCTGGCAGGAAGTAGCTAAAGGGCGTAACCTGCTTGATGCCTATATCCGCTATGAAAACCAAAAGTTGAAAGCGGAAATGGCGAAGTACCAGCAACAGCAGCAAACGCAGGCAGCCAATATGAAAAATGCGGCAAGTTCGACAGGCTCAGTGAGAGATGGAGGCAATGGCGCAGAATTCATCAGTTTTGAGGAATTTGAAGCCAACAAACACGACCAAAGCTGGGTCGTAAAAAACTACAACAGGATCATGAAAAGCCGCGCCAAGTGGTGACGGCTATTTTTATGCACAGAAAGGATGATGATTAATGTCAGCTAATACATACGCAAAGGCATTTATCCCTGAGATATGGGACGCTTCGATTATGAGGACACTGGAAGATAACCTCGTAATGAAGAAAGTGTGCAACCTCAAACCGACACGCCAGATTCAGAAGTTTGGCGACACGATCTATTTCAACGGCCTCGCCGATCCGACAGTATCGAATTACGAAGGCACAATCACATATGAAACCTTGAATGACGAGCAGATACCTCTGCTTATAGACAAGCAGAAGTATTACGGCTTCAAGGTAACAGACATCGAGCAGGTAATGGCAAATGCTGACCTGAAAGGATCACA